CATTGCACGGTAATGCAGACACAAAAAATGCGCCGGCAAACGTGAGTTGGGGCGCTGGTGCGCCTGTATCTTACGCGGGTTATCAGGCCCGGTCGCTGAATTGGCAGCGACGGGTTTGACGGTAGCTCGGGGAGCAGCAGGCGCGCAATCGTGGCCAGTAGTGGCTTGCCTTCCTTCTCGTTACAGCAGATTTCTCAGGATTTTGCGCCAAGTTTTCTCAGTCGCGACTTGCATTTGACCTTTATTCAACAACAGAAAGAGGAGATCAGCGATGGTCGATGAACTGGATCAATTTCAGCAGGACTTGCTGGAGGCTGTACGTCAGATGAAGGCCGGTGAGATCGCGCGCGTATCGCAGAGGCCGCTCTCCGCGGCGGAAGAACAAAGCGTCGAAGGATCAAGCGATATTGGATTGGGAAGCCTTATTGCCATTGAGCCCGCCAGTTCAGGGCACTGAGATATGCTGCTCACCCCAAACACCATTGCGGTTGCCGTTTCCAGTCATCTGGAAATCCCATAAGTTTCAAATAACCTTGCTCCCTCTCGTCCATCATTTCGGCCAGGTGAAATTTCCACTGGCTGTCCGGGCTGATCAAATCGGTCAGATACGCCAGCATCGTTAACACTATATATAGCCGCTGCTTGGGCTGAGGCCGGTCGCCAGGCGCATTTTGGATGACCCATTCTTTAGGTAAGGAGGGTCGAATCGAGAGTTCTCGGTTCCATAGTCGTGAGTGGTGGGCGCAGCAGTTTCGAATGAAGGTCAGAGTGTGGAGCCAGGAGGCCAGCACTTCGAAGGGGAGATTGAATCTGCTCGCGATCGATTTTTTGTCGACGCTTTTGCCTATGGCATTGAACAGGGTGGACACCGTTCCAAGGCTGAGTTCTTCCAGAACAGCCCAGGCGGGCGGCAATTCGGGGTGGGAATAGGTCGATCCGTAGAATCGAAAATAGTTATCACGCGTGCGATTTTCAATTCGCTGCTGCTGAACCTGATCTGCTCGGCTGCTCTTTTTTATGCGATCAATCTCACGTCCAAGTTTGTTGCGTTCCTTGCTCAATTGATCTCGCAGGGGCCTCAATAAATCGCCATGTGAATATGAGGACGAGAAGATTGACGCATCAGCTATCCAGTCAGGCCCGTACTTTGGGCACATGTGATTGCTGATCGTCGCTCGTATGGCGACTTCGACACGTTCGATGGCATCCATGGTTATGCGTCGCAACGAGCCATCGAAGCGGTAGATGTCGACGACTGCTTTCAGAGTGCTACCAGGCTTGAAGGTGTGCTCAGGGTTTGTTTCCTGAAAAGGGCGCATGTAGGGACTCAGGCGAAACAGCGTGACCACTTCCAGGAAACGCATGGCGCGGTCGTCGTTTGCGACTTGCAGGCCTCGTTGCTTTAGCAGTTCCAATTGCTGTTCTACGCTGAGGGCCGGCTTGTCGAAGGGCCTCATGTAGTTTTCTCCAGGCAAAAAAAACCCGCACGATTTGAGCTTGCTGACTGGGTCAACCTAGGCTTGGCGGGTGTGTTGGGGTGCATTATAGGTAGGTGCAAGAGCCCGTCAATGTTGGGCTGATGTGAAATTGTAACGGGTCGAGGTGCGGAGGGCGGAGTTCGGTCTGGTGATTGAGATAAGGCGTCGTGGTTTTGTCGCAGCAATGTGGAAGCTCCTCAGGAGTTCCAAACGTCAGAAACAACAAAGCCCCTGCATTTCTGCAGGGGCTTTGTTTTGTATGGTGCGGCACCAGGAGTCGAACCCGGGACCTACTGATTACAAGTCAGATGCTTTTCTGTGTAAAATCAACAGGTTGGGTTATTTATTATTACGTGATCCTTCCTTTTTTACCCACCTATATGTAGCGTGTGAAATGACTATTACGTAGGTCGGTGTTGGAGTGACCACACATTTTGCCAAAGGTTATTCTTCGTCATAGGAGCCTGGCGATTCCGGAAATCTGCGAGCGTAGCCGCGGTGATGTAAGAAGACGTCAAACTCACCCTCGAACAGCTGACCCACGAAGACTTCCGTGATCGGATGTAGTTTTAGCATGTTGTCGATTCGCTCTCTGATCACGAGCATCGCTTGGTGTCTCATTACGTACTCTGCTTCGTTCGCATCCAAGATGAAAACAACCGAAAGAGAACAAATTTCCCCTGTGACAGTTTGATAAAGCGCATTTTGTACTCTCTGAGGCAGCTTGGTGTCACTTACGCCTGTTGTTACATTGAATCCTCTGCTCAGAATGTATCCGTGCAATCCTTTAGGGGTCTTTACGAGATACTCGGGGTGGCCGTTAAGATTGCGGAAAACACCCGGCACCATTGTCGAAAGCCAGAAATACATCGCTTCATTTTCGAGCTTTCGATTCGATTTGCTTTCTAATGACCGCGTGAGTTCAACGGCCATTGCCTCTCCAAGTTTATTATAATGATGTTGAGGGAAAAAATGATCAATGTGGCTTTGCGCCACCTGCTCAATCTCTGCTACGGATTCCGTTGAAACTTTTGCTTTTGAGTACTTATTTGCGTGCTCTACAAACTGCACAGAAGAATACATCCAGAAAAGTTCTACTCCACCTACCCGTTTTATTTCGAGTATGAGCTCCGGGTGCGGTCCAATAGTTTTGCCATGCTCCCGCCACCACCAGTCTTCCTTTCGGTCAGCCGTAATGAAGAGAACCTTTTTGGTTTTGGTTTCCTTAACGTGCTCCAGTAACTGCTTCCAGAGTATGAGGTCTCCAAATTTCCGCTGATACTTAATGTGGTCGTAAATAAAGCTTGAGTCGTTTGGATTTTTATCTTTGTCTAAATCTGCAAAGCCGGGTGGGATTTTGTTGCTGAAACGCTCATCGCCGTCAGAAACTAAGGCGTTCAATTCGTCTTGTGTTGTAGGCCCTTTCCCAACTCGTCCTTCAAGAAGTTCATCGAGCTTTTGGCGAACTACATCGTCAGATGAGACATCTAGCTGTGAGTTATGAATAGCGGTAATGGCATCAATTAATTTTTGGTTGGAGTTTTCAAGTTCGTCGAGAAGAGGTTTTGACTCAATGCCGAGGCCACGTTTATCAATTTGAAGCCCCTCAACTTTATTCTTTACCTGTCCCACAACACTTTGTGCTGCGGACAAAGCTTCTTCTGTCACCTTACGTTCTTTAGCGATGACATTAAGTCTACCGCGCTGAAATTCCAGGCCAACCTGGTGTGGAATCCAGATGCGGTCTTTAAGGATTTCCAAAAGTCCAATTACTTCGTCTCTAGCCAAGGTAGGGAGTCGATACAGATTTAAAAGGACATTTGTATCAATTACAACAAGAGCATCTTTCCATAATATTTCATACTGCTCAGTGGTCGGAGCGTAAAAACCAGTGAAGCTGCTCTTCATTTCAAATCCCTATGCAGTCGAAATTCAGGTTGCCGCGTTACTCGCGAGATGGTGCGACAATTGGAACACTATAATCGTAAACATCCATCATTTTTGCATCACGGTGACCACTTGCCTCTTGTTTTTCCGCCCTTGTGCCGGAAGTGTCTGTAACGCCGCGCCGTTTCAAATCATGCAGCGCAAACCGTTCTTCTGATTGAATGTTTCCGTCAGCGATCGCTAGCGTGATAAATCGTTGCCACGCTGTGTCGAGGCTTGTTTTCCTAAGCGGGCCACCGTGGCTGGCTACGATAATAAAACGTTTGGATGCGGCAATGGGGATAGGTGTTTTTCTGTTTTCCCACACTCTTGCCCGTAGAGCTTTCGCGCCATCCCACACTGCGCGCAGGCGTGGAGTCCATCGAACAATATTGTCTCGACTACCCTTGCGGCGGTTGGTCAATAAGCCCTCTTCTAGCTCATTCGCATCCGTGAGCGTCACGACCTCGATGCCGCGCAATCGGCACAAGTAGGCCAGTTCCATAACGCTGGCCAGATACTCAGGACATCCACCTGGTTCGTTACGCGCCAAGCGCCCCCGAGCTGTTGCCCGATCGATCAGGATGTCCATGACGTTCAACCGAGGCAAACGGCGTTGCTTGCGTTCAATTGGCGCTTCGATGCCCAGAGCTGGGTTCACCTCAAGAAAACCCCGATTGCGTCCCCACTGCAGCACGCGGCGTAGATACCGAAGCGCGTGCGCAGCTTTCGATGGTGTACCTTCGTCAGCGATCCGATCGACAATCCGTTGCACCAAAGCAGCGGTGAATTTCTTCACCGCCAGATCGCCCAGAGGTTTCCCGAGTTTTGTAGGGATGATCAGCAAGACGTCGCGGGAATAGCAGTAGTCGTCATGTGTTTTCGGCGCGAGCTTCTTGTAACGGTCGCTTAGGTGGAATTGTTCGCAGACATAACGAAGGGTGCCACGGTCGATATTGGACGACTCGTCCATAATTCGGTGTAGTTCTGCCAGCGTAACGTCTGCAGGCGCCACGTTCTTGCGGCGCTGTTTTCCAGTCTCGTCGTAATGAAGGGTGTACCAGACTCCGCTGCCGCGATGATCGAAATAAATGGCCGCCGGGAGAGCACCCTGATCGATATGGGCAGGGATATTGGGATTGTGTTTTCGCTTTCGAGCTTTCCTCATAAAATATCGGCGTCGTACCGCTCTGCGGTTGCCGAATTGAGGCCCGCCGCTTGGTTAATGAGATTTAGGGTTGTCCAAGGGCCAGTGCGCCCGCGGAACAGGCGAATTCCCTGTTCGATTAACGACCTTTCAACATCCGAACGGCGCTGGTAGCCTGTGATGCGCTGTAAGTCTTCGAACACCAAGACGTTGTCCGATCGGGACTTCATGGTTTGGCGTCTTGCCACCGCGAGAGGTGATCAATGCCTTCAGCGATTCCTCTGGGTATGCGTTCGAGGACAGTGCCGCCACAGCGGAAATGCCGTTTTGCACCAAGGCGATCGCGTCGAAAATGCCCTCGACGATCCACAGTTCTTTTACCTGCAGAAGATCTACACATGGTGGAACCCACCAGTGGCCCTTGTAGCTTTCTCCCGGTTTGAAGCGTGCTTTCTTTTTGCCAAACCGGTTTGGCTTGTCTATCAGTCGCTCCCAATAACCACCTTTTTCGAGTGGAAAGCGGACAGTGGCGGATCCAATGTTCAGGTCGCGATCAAAATAGTTTTCTTGGGTGTACCACCCATCAATCATTGCTACATCGAATCCGCGAGCGAAGGTCAGATAAGCCTTCGCACTCGCTGCAGGTTGATCATCCGTGGCAGGGGCGCGCTTGCTCCAATCATCGAACAGGTCGCTGTAGAGCTCCTTGACCGGTTCCATGTAGCGGCACTTCTGCTCGCGGCCGCAGCGTATGAACCATGGCTGGTCATATCGGGAAAACAGCCGCCGCTGGTTGCATTGCGGGCAAGTTCCCTTGCGCATGTATTGGGTGCCAGCCATGTGCTGTAAGCCAAAATCGGCCTCCAGCCGATGCAATACATCCTCGCGCAGTTTGTGATCCATGGTTTTCACTGCGCACGCTCCACAACGTTGATGTCGAGCTGCTTTTTCAACTGGCTGCGAGTCCGGCAGATGCCGGTAAGGTGTGGGATGTCCTTGAGCACTTTCGGTGCTCGCTGGTCACTTGGTACGTTCCGATAACGATCGGAGTACCAAACGTCGGCCATGGTGGAGTCGTACTGGCTATTGAGCCACTGCAGGTAACCGACCCCGTACCGATGTTCGACGTCACATAGCTGCCGACCTGCGCGGGTGTCAGCACCGTGTTGGCCGAAACCACCACCAACCCTTTGCAGTTACCCAAAGATCGCTGCACAAATTCATTAGTGGCCAGCAATTTGCTGCTGTCGAACTGCGGTGCGGTATTACCAAACACTTTGGCGTATTGAAGTTGCGCTGAACCCCAAGCCCACCACGCGGCCTGTGTAGGACTGGTCACCACTGTCAGCGAGGCGCCGGGCTGCAAGGCAATGCTCCCAGGATGCTCACCGCTGCCGACGTTGTACGCATCGGCGCCCGCACACTCCACGGTAACAACGCCACCGCCAATATTATGGAAGTGCACAGCGGCGCCTAATGCCAGCGTGCTGGCCAATGGTAGCGTGATCGTAAATGTGCCGATGGCAGTCACCACCGTACCGGCCGCTGCCGTCGTCAGCGACGCCGCCGCCGTCAGACTGGTGAAGCCGCGATAGTTGCCAGCGGCGCGCGCGACGAACTCCGTCGTAGCCAACAATTTGCTGCTATCGAACAGCGCTGGAGTCGGGGCTGTCGGGATGCCGGTTAAACTAGGCGACTGCGTTCGGGCTAAGCCATCCGTAATATCCCGGAACGTCAGCGCGGTGGTTCCCACAACAATCGGGCCATCCGTCACCAGTTGCCAAATAGTGTCCGCTTGAGTAGCGCCAGCCTCGACTGCTACCGTCAAATTCGGTGTGACATTCGCGTTGTTGTCCGCATCTTTGGTTCGAACCCAAGCCCCAACTCCCGCCACATAGGGGCCGTTGTTCTTGGCAAGAGTTTGGTTTTTAACCAACACCCGATCGCCCGTGGCCAGTGTGACACCATCAATCGTCTGCAAGCCCACCAGATTGATATTGGCAGTGGTAGCCGCGCGCACCGACTGCTTCATGTCCAGCTTGCTCAGCTCATCAAGAATGCGCGAATCAACGTATTCTCGCGTGGCCAGCACCACGGCCGGGTCAATCTTCAACGTGATGTTGCCGGTGCTGGAGACAATAAAGTTCATTCGCACCACTTGAGTCCGGCCCGAACCTTGCGACAGCAGTGGCTTGAAACTTGGCGCGCAGTTGGCGACGGCCACAAGATCACCGTCTGCATCGTATAGGCCGATTTCCCGGATCCACTTACCGCCTTCATCGGCTGGGATGATCTGTTCGGCAATGATCACCGCCGTGTTGACTGGATCGACCCTCAGTTGATTCAAGGGCTTGCGGCGCCACTCATTTAACAGTCTGGTTTGAGTCGCTGACGGGATGGGGTTAGGCGGATCGACAAGCCCGTTTGGATTGGCATCACCCACCCCCATTTCAGTAATTTTCCAAGCAATACCGAGCGCGTCTGCGTTCGCCTGCTTGGCGCTTCCCACGTTCGTGAGGATGGCGAAAAATTGCGAATTCGCATCAATCATAATAAACGTCCAAGGTGTCAATGGAGTGTTCGCGACCAATCACGCCAAGCCTTCCGGTGACTTCGATGTCACTCATGACGGGTGGATAAACGTCGATTTCGTCACCCTCGTATAAGGCCAAGTCGACATTCAAATTGCCTCGCGTTTCTAGGTTGATCGCCAACCCGGTCAGGTGCCGCGTGACAGGCTTGGCGTCGTAAATCAGGCGCTCTAGCTCCTGATAGATTTCCTCAGTGATACCGGTTTCCAGCACGCCGACCTTCAAGGCGAATGTTCCTGGTACCCCCTCTGGCACAGTCTTGAACCACTCAACAATCTCGATCAGATAGCCCAGCGGTTCGACCACTCGGCGAATCGCGCCGATCGTGCCTTTATGCTTATGGATGTAGAACGATGCTTTGATCGCGGCGCGTTTGGTCGCTTCCGTCCATTCACTGTCCCAACGATCAACGGAGAAAGCCCAAGCCATATAGGGAAGAAATTCCACCGGGCATTTGTTGGGGTTCCAAAGCTCTCGAAGGGGAATCGGTGTGCGCTGAATTTGCGCCAGTGCTTGTGCCGCCAGATATTCCAAATGGCTGGCATTACGCGGTAATAGCGACGCTGCCCCCATCATTCCAATCCCTGTGTCAGAGTGATGTTGGTGCAATATGGCGCCCGATACGGCGTGGCTGCGATGTCGATCCAGTGATCCAGCTCAACCTTGCGCACACCTTCGACATGCAGTGCTGCGTGGATGGCGGATTCGGACACCTCCATACCCAGCCGGCGACGTTGATGTACGTAGGCCAGCAGGCGTTGGTTGGCAGCGGAAAGGATTGGCTCGGACTCTGGGCCGCTGGTTTTCAGGTACAGCCTGGCAGAGACCTGATAAGGGATGACAACGGCGCTCTGCACCGTCAAGCGATCCGCTACCGGTCGGCGGTCTTCGTCGCTGAGGTAGGCGTTGACGATGCTGAGCAGACTCGCGTCAACGCTGCCATCTCCCAGCAACGATTGCACCGTAACAATCACCACGGCAGGGCTTGGGCTTTCAGCTGTGGCGTCGGCAACGCACCAGCGTAGAGGGCGGGCCAGTTTTGTTCGAGCCAGGTGGCGAGCCAAGCCCAAGTGTCCGGTTTGTCAGGCATGCGCTTCATTCCGCTGTCCAGGGTTGAGGATAGGAAGCTGGAGAGTCCCTTGAGAGGTGAAACGTTGAATCAGTCCCATAGGTTCACCATCTGTCTTTGTTCCGCTTGGGGGGCTACTTCCGGCAACTGCACTCGGGTGCCATGCGGCAGGATCGTTCCGAGATCAGCCAGTCCGGGGTTGGCGTCCAGCATGGCCTCGGTGACGCCTGCGGTGCGGCCGTATAGGCGCCAGCAGATGGCATCAACAGTGTCGCCTTGGTTGGCGATTACAGTGGGCATCACAACAGCTCCACGGTGGTGTGGCTGATACCTAGAAGGCTGCGCAACGCCTTGCGCGAATCTCGCCGCAGTTGGTCGGCACTGCTTTCTTCTTCGGTCACCTTTTTCTCGCCGCTACCAGGTGGAAAATTCCGCGTGCTGGAGCGACACCAATTCCGTGGCATGGACTTCGCCGCTCAGGCAGAGACTATTCGCCAAGTCACCCGTCGCTACTGGGTCACCTACATCGGTATCGACACCACCGGTCTTGGCAGCGCCGTGGCGCAGTTGGTTCGCCAATTCTTCCCCGCATTGCGGACGTTCTCCTACAGCCCCGAGGTCAAGACCCGTCTGGTGATGAAAGCCTGGGACGTGATCAGCAAAGGGCGACTGGAGTTTGATGCCGGCTGGACGGATCTGGCCCAGTCGCTGATGGCCATCCGCAAAACCGTGACTGCAGGCGGGCGTCAGTTCACCTACACCGCCGGACGTACTGACAACACCGGCCACGCCGATCTGGCGTGGGCGCTCTTTCACGCATTGCACAACGAGCCGCTGGAGGGCCAGACCGTGGCCAACACCGGACTAATGGAGTTTTTCTGATGAGTAGCCCCCAGGAACAGTCGACCAAGACGCAACTAACTGAAGGTGAACTTCCGGTCACAACCGGTGGCGGCCAGTCGATGGCGTTCACCTTCGGAGATCCGGCACCGGTACTCGATGGCAGGGAAATTCTCGACTACTTGGAGTGCTGGTCAAACGGCCGCTGGTACGAGCCACCTGTTCCGCTGGATGGTTTAGCGAAGTCTTCTAAAGCGAGTGTTTATCTGCAGTCGGGATTGATCTTCAAGCGAAACGCGCTGGCTCGCACCTTCATCCCACACCGACTGTTGAGCCGACAGGCTTTCGAGCAAATCGTGATGGATTGGGGATGGTCGGGAAACCTCTATCTGGAGAAGCGCGACAACATGCTCCGCCAGGCAATGGGCCTAAAACCCTGTCTTGCGAAGTACATGCGTCGAGGCGTCGACATGGAAACCTATTACCAGGTGCAAGGCTGGCAGGACGAACACGAATTCAAGCCTAGGAGTGTGTGCCACTTGCGAGTTGCGGACATCAACCAGGAAATTTACGGATTGCCTGAGTGGCTACCAGCCTTGCAAAGCGCGTTGCTCAACGAGAGCGCCACGCTGTTCCGCCGCAAGTATTACCAGAACGGAAGTCACGCGGGTTTCATCATGTACATGACCGATGCGGCCCAGAACGAGGATTTCGTCAACGATTTGAGATCAGCAATGAAGAACAGCAAAGGCCCGGGCAATTTCCGCAACCTATTCATGTATGCACCAGGAGGCAAGAAGGACGGCCTGCAATTGATCCCTATCAGCGAGGTTGCGGCAAAGGATGACTTCGGGGCGATCAAAAACATCAGTCGCGACGATCAACTCGCCATGCTGCGCATCCCACCTCAACTAATGGGTGTGGTTCCGCAAAACGCTGGAGGCTTTGGATCGATCCGCGATGCGGCTCAGGTTTGGGCTATTAATGAACTGGAGCCGGAGCAAGCTAGACTCTTGCAGATCAATGATTGGCTGGGAGAGGAGGTAGTGAGCTTCCAGCCATACGAGGTATCGGCCCAAGGACAACCCGCTGCGTAATGAACGAGGCGACGAGCTGGTGCGTCAACACTGGCCCGGCGTCAAGCCGCCAGAGTGATCCAACCAAGGCCTAGCCAGTATGGGCAGGGGGCGTGAAGCCTAGACCAGTCCTATGAAGGGTGGTTACTGTCGTGCGAAAAAAAGGCCTCCCCCACGCTTGGTTCAAGTGTGGAGGGCTTTTGGACATCAGCGGCGTCATGGGCATGCCGAATACTGAGCATGATTTACCAAGGGAACAATATTCAAGACTTAGTGAGTGAGACTCAACGCCTCGACATGACCAATAAATTCCCTTTAAACGTAATAAGCTTAATTAAAATAGAAAAAAAACAAAAAATAGATGCCTTCACGAAATACATCGCGATGACAACTAGTAGCATCAAATGCTTGCAGACTTAATCTTGTCTTTCATTGCCACAAAATTAAGTGATGTCAACATAACTGGGTCATAGCCAGCATTCAAAGTTAGGTTGGAAATAAAAGCGCGCAAGTAGGGATATGCAATCGCTGGGGCGTTGACGTAAGGGAAACTACCTTGTTTGAACTTCTCATCAATTGGTATGTCGGTTTTGAAGTGTGATTCGTATTCGACCTTGATCACTTTGAGATCTTCAGTGCAAACTTTTATATTGAATACTACGGAAAAAGCATCTTCAGCAAAAATAACTTTAGCCCCAAAATCTGCTTTGCCTATCTGTTCAGAAGAATCCTGATCAGTAGATTCATCAGCCTTGAAGTCAGAAATAGAAAGTCGAGTGACTTTATTACCAATAATATTAATTTTCATCACGCTGCCAACAAGTATTCAAACATTTCGAATTCTTCCTCTGCATCGTTTGAAGCATCGGCGAAACTATCAATAATCTGAGCATTGTGAGACACGAGAACAGAGCACGATATGTGAATACCTGACTTGCTCATACGTTCAAAACCTGCAACAGCGAAAAACTCAGGTCGATGTTCAAAGATTTCTAGGTCTTCTAAAAAATCTTCTACAGTCGGCCCGATGCCACCGTAGGAATGAATGCGCTCCAACGTATCCTCAATGGGATACTCATTGAGCCTTGCTTCGATTAAAGCTAGCATTTCTGCGACTTTAGGCTTGCGGTTCATGCTATTACTCCTATTCCACATTCTTCCGTGAAGTGAGGCGGGTATACGAACTGGTTGAAAACTACACAGTTTTCTTTGTGTTCAGCATAGACGCACATTTGATGCCTTTCCATTAGGAAAAGTTCCTCGCCATGCTGGCCACCAAACGGCACTCGCCGCTTAGCGGCGCCATCCTTAGCCCTTACGGCCCAGTAGGGGAAGATTTTCTCAAATCCCCTGCCTTTCTCTTCTCTAAGCCAAGAAATTATATTAGAGACTGTGAACGCATCGCCAAACTTTATCTTGTATTCTCTTAAAAGCTTGCCTTTTTTAAAGGCGTCTATTATGTCTCTAAAATCCCGCTGATCCTCGATAGATCCTACTAGGTCAAGAATATTATCTCGTGGCAAAACTATATCAAACTCAGAGATGACTATGTCTTGTTCTCCGCGCCAATCTTCGGCCCAAATAGCCAAGTCAGTCCAAAAGTAATATCCCTGGCCGAGCCATTGCCCAGTTCTTCGACTAAGAAAAGGAACCTTCGACGAAAGAACTTCTTTGGATCCTTCAGCTCGGCAAGTGTGAAATCCTTTTACTTCAAACATCATGAGCAACTAACCCGTTCCGCTTTTGAATCTAGCCGATGAGATTTTTGCGAATAGTATCATAAGGCGCTGTGGAAATAAATAGCTTTTTGCTATCAGTGTAATAGTAAAGTATTTGTGTTAAGTATTTTTGTTTGGGCTTTAGAGAATTATCAGTGGCTTTTAAAGTGTCTAGACCTATGCCTTGCTCTTAATTGCAAGTTTTTTAAATGATGAAAAGTTTGGTTTCGCAGGTTGAGCGGATGTAATAGATATTTTGTGATGTTGCGGAGTTTTGTTCTACGTTCCATCAATGGTCTTGCTGGATCTAGCATTAAAGCGAAATGTAGTTAAATGATTGTATGGGCAAGTGTGCTATTCATAGTTGTTCCGATTTCTGCTAATCGATGAGATTATTGACCGTTTTGATTTGGTCGCGTGCTTCTGATTATTGTCTGCTGATTACGGCAAAAAACTGTCCCCTGCTCCTACAATTAGCCCTGCTTCTGCGTTGTCGCTTATTTACTTCGATCTTCCTCTGGGTTTGCGTCTTCATCGCTGTCAGTCGGCTTTTGAGCATTGGGAACTCTGATGTCTCCCTTCCATAATTTGTAGCGATATCGATATCTAGTGGTGTTTAACCCGGCGCGCGCAGTCATCCCCCCGCCACGCCTGCGGGCTAAATATGTCGTTTTTTCTGCGCCCCTGCAGGTGCTGCTGGCCATGCCTGACTGGGCTCGCTCTGATGTTAGTGAGAGTAAAAAAGCCTGCGAATCCCTGCGAAGGTGGTCTGTTTTCAGAGAGTTGCTGTGGCGCAGTCGGGGGGCGATTTTTAGAGGCGGCTCGGGAAAAGGGTTAGTTTTTGAAAGCAGAGGAGGAAGCGGCGCGTGAGCCCCGTATTTATTGGGCTTGGAAGCTAACTTTGGAGGGTAAGTTATGGTTAGGTTTGAGGTTAGTAATTCTTATATTGTTGATGTATAAGGATTTTATTTCTATGTTTTTTAACAGTTATAAAGGTTAGGGAATTACCTTTTTTAACCGTAAAACTAACCTCTGGCAATGCTCGCTAGGCCGCTAAATTCAAGGCTTTCAGAGCGATTAGCAAAAAACTAACCTTCCTAACCCCTTTCCCTTGGGTCAACATAAAACGCTGAAAACGTATACGAGGTGAGTCGCGTTCAGAGATCTATCTGCTGTATAGACTTAACGAGACAAGGTGAACCGGCGCCTTAGTAGGCGCAAAAAATGAAGTGACTGAGCTGTCGCCCCCTCAATGTCAGCTCCGGGGCTGATAAAGAAGGGGCTAACAAGTACTCAATAGAGGCGCGGTTGGGAAATAGAAGGATTTCCCTGGTAGACCGGAGCAGGAGGAGCCATTGCTGCTATAGCGCTTATCTTCACAAGTACAGGATTCACTGATCGGTTTTGAAACACGGTGTGATCCTTACCCCAGTGAATATTTATGATGTTCGGGGTAGGGCCGCCATATCGCGCTTGGGGGTTCGGAGTAATAGTCGTGGAGCCTGATGCGGTATAAACAAAAATCCAATCACCAGGGTTCACGGATCCGCTCCCAAACCAAAGCATGTGATCTCTGATTGGGGCCACGGGCTCTGAACTCACGCTCATAGTGAGAAAAAGGCAGTATTCCGAGAGTTCGCAGGGCTTCTCGACATAAATTGCCACGCGCTCGAGATTGGGTTTCCCATGATCAAGCACGTCGACTAGTCGCAAGCTGTCAACAAATCCAATAGCCATCAGTTCTTACCTCTTTCAGGTACGAAGTTCGTCAACACCAATCCCAATCCGATTGCACCAATTAGCAAGGACGCATTTGAGTTAGCCTTGAAGAGATCCACCGCCAGCGATAGTGCGATAGGACTGAAAAAAGTGCATACCTTCTGCACGATATTAGTTCGAAGGTTTGCGTTGAATTTCTCTTCGAGTCGCGCATATTTCAGCATCTGTACATTCAGCTCGGCTTTGGTCTCGTCAAGCTCTTGCTGTTTTTCAGCAGCCAAAATTCGTGCTTGGCCCTTGTCGTAAGCTGAGTCGCTGATCAGCGCCCCAATGATTGGCGCGTTCTGCGCGCCACCGTACATTTCAGGACTGCCAGCAACCAATCCAATGACTGTACGGTGAAGGAGTTGTCCCTCGAGCGGTGGAGGGGTCGCAGCCACCTCGCCTGCTGCACCTGCCTGCTGCGTTCCTGAGACACCGCTCTCGGTATCGTCGGGAGTCGGCACTCCATGCATCGGTTCCATAATCACTCCATGAAATGGGAGGGGCGGTTGCTGGAGAACAGCTTAATACATCAGCGTCGTTCAAGTGGCTAACACCTTGTTACGTCGCTTGTTACGTTTCGCGCAAAAACAAAAGGCCCGCATCGCTGCGAGCCTTTGTTTTGTATGGTGCCGGCACCAGGAGTCGAACCCGGGACCTACTGATTACAAGTCAGTTGCTCTACCAACTGAGCTATACCGGCGTGTGGGCGACGATTATAGCGACTGGATAATTTCTGTAAACCCCTGA